AAAAAGGCAGTTTTAGAGATTGCACAGATCAATGAGGACGGATCTGTGATAGAAGTGCTCATAAAAGACCGTGGATCAGGTTATGATCCAGACCCAAACAATAGACCTAACGTTTATATCGTCGATACTGAGAAGGAATCGTATAAAATGCGTGGTCCTAACGTAAATTTATCGACAAAAACCTTTAAAGATAACATTAGAGCAGAGAATGGACTAAAAGAGAGCATCAAAGGGCGTGCAGATGCCTCAGATGATCAGATAGACCAGATGGATGACGGTATCATAGGCGGTTTTAACACTATGATGAACGGATTTACCACAAAGTACCCTACTGGTTACGTCAGAATCAAGGATTATGATGATGAGACTACGAATTTGTGCTCAAACTTCCCCGCAAGTTGCATAAACATCGAATTTCCAAGGATATATGAGGACGCATTGTTTACTGCGGAGGATTTATCAGGTCCGATTAAGGCATCTCCACGTTTTAATGAGATGATGAATAACCAATACCCCGAAATGTTAAAGGGAGTGAGGATAACAGACGATAGAAGTGACGGATTCTCCGATTTATGGGGTTGGAACAACAAAGACAACTGTATTAAACTACCTCAACCTAAGTTATACACCGCTACACGTTTCTTTGACATACCTTGCCCCTATATTGAGTTAAATGAAGAGGGTAAACAGAGGGCATATGGGTACATGGTATACAAATATTGTGCTTCGAAGGCAGAGAAGGCTAGTTTCAGGGTTTCGATGGCATTAGAGGGGCATACAATTGGTCCTCAGGGGCAAGCTTTCATGAACTTCCTAAGGAATTTACCAGAACCCAATTTAACTTGGACTAGAGACTCAGGACCAGGTGGAAATAGCAAGTGTTGGCCATGTAAACGAGGTGATATTGAGGGTAGATGCTATCGTGACCCAAGTAATGCGTCTGATATTGTATTTGTGCCTGTTGGAAGTGATGAAAATACTTACGATTACAACAGATCAGGATTTTCGGAGTATGAACAGTTTAAAACTTGGTTAGGTGACAACTTATCTACTCATGCACCAGGAACTCAGGTAGGTTGGATTGCCCATGAGGAAGATCCTGAGACTGGGCAGGAACTTGATGTACGATATTGGTACTATACGAACATAGGTGTAGCCATGCCCGTAAATGGAGTACCTCCTAATGAGTGTTGGGATACCTATCTCCGCCATGCTAGTAACCCTAATGGATGCTTAGATGTGTATTGCGGATATAATCCCGCAAACCCAGGTACCAATAAAACTGCATCTACGGGATATTGGGGAGTTGGGTATATTGCCAATCCTCCTTGTTCGGGAGGTTCTCTAGCACTTGACTTCGTATCTGACTGTGCAATTGCTATAAATCCGAAACTCGTGAGTGAGTTTGAGATACTATTAGGACCGTTTAACGGAACTATGACGGTACTGAACTATAATACTGGGTCAACTATCACCTATGGTGAATCTATTAAGAACTTTGGTAACCCATACTTCAGTGAATGCGATCTTGTATTCGGAAACATGACCAATTTAACCAATCCTGGTACTCTAATAGATAATACTAAGCGGATTAACCCTGCGTCACACGATCCTTCCGATGAGGATAGGGATGAATTTGACAAGGAGTTTATAATACCTGACACACATTATTCTGCAGACTAGATTATGGCATACGGATTTCTATTACCTGTAGCACCCATTACGGGATTGCCTTGCTCTGGGCACGGAATTTGTATTCCGTCTACGGTTCATTGTGTCATGGGATGTGCAGGACCACCTCCCATGTACCCTATCAAGATTAAACAGTGGACATGTTGGTGGCCACCTCTTCCTTTGATACCCTTTGGTCCGCTACATCCACTGAAGGCAACAGTACTAACGAACTTCTTACCAACTATGACATTTGGTGACAGGTTCATTAATCACCCCTCACCGTGTACTAATATAGTAATACACATGTGTCCGTGTGGTAAAGCGGTGTGCCCGATACCAACTCCATATCCATGTTCCCTATTGACCATAGAAGATGGTGGTATAGGTCACACTAGAATCCTCATTGCACAATCTAAGACTGTCTTTTGCTACAAACTCCCTATAGGTCGAATATTCGATCCTCTGGGTATTGGATTTCCTGGTTTTTCTTGGCCATGTTCTTCAGTGGTTGCATATGGTAGTCCTAATGTGCTATCATCATAGAAACACTCAAAGGAGATTATGGCAGTTTACATCGCAGGGAATTTAAAAGAGACTAAACCAAAGAAGACCAGACAAGGGTCATCGATGAATACAAAGTACTCTGCAACTTCCCGTAATGGAGCAAAGAAGAAATATAGAGGACAAGGAAAGTGAGCTATCAGGCATTGCCAAAGTACTTACATATAAAAGATAGCCCTGTCTCAGGACAGGGCATTTTTGCCTCACAGGATATTCCTGAGAATTTGTTACTTGGGATGTCCCATATTGTTGTAGATGAAGAGATAATTAGAACACCCCTAGGAGGGTTTATAAATCACAGTGAAAAACCTAACTGTAGGAAGTGGTCAGAAGGTTCGAAGTACTATATGAAGACCATTAAACCCATTAAAAAAGGTGAAGAATTGTTTTTAAAGTATACTTTCTACAAAGTGCTATAAATAATCCAGATAACTGTTATAAACAATTAAATAATGGCAGGCTACAGATTTAGGTCTGAGAAGTTCTTTAGTAGAGGTTTTAAGGATTTTGCAATTTCCTTTAAGTCAAATCCTAATACTAGGGACTTTAGTGCTGTCAAAAATGAGAATGCAATTAAGCAATCTGTTCGTAATTTAATACTTACTCAGTTTGGTGAAAGACCTTATCAGTATGACATTGGATCTAGAGTAGCAGGACTACTCTTCGAACCCTTTGATGTCTTTCTTGCAGAAGATCTTCGTGATGAAATAGAAAATACGATTAAACGATTAGAACCCAGAGTGGCGGTTAAGCAAATAAGCGTTAACCAATCATTAGATGATAATGAGTTAGACGTTGGAATCGAATATTCTATAATTGGTCAGAATATTACACAAACAGTTGAGTTCATCCTAGAGAGAACCTAACATGCCAGCTACCCCATCAGAATTAACCTCTCTGGATTTCTTTGAGATAAAAGAGTCCATTAAGTCGTATTTGCGTACTCGTGATGAGTTTACCGATTATGACTTTGAGGGATCGGCTGCTTCATACTTAATAGACATACTTGCCTACAACACATACTACACTTCATTTAATGCTAACATGAGCATGAATGAAGCGTTTCTTGAGTCAGCAACGGTAAGGGATAATATTGTAAGAATAGCAAAGCAGCTTGGTTATACCCCTCGTTCCATTAAAGCATCAAAAGCGTGCGTCAGAATGGCAATTCAGACTGCACTGATTCCAGGTGGACAATCATACCCAGACACAGTAACTATCAGAAAGGGTGATGTCTACATTTCTAGTAACACAAATGACACCTACACTTATTGTTTACTAGATGATGTAACTGTATCAGTTGACCAAAACAATGGTATAGCAAGTTTTACTAAGGTTATTATTCATCAGGGTAATTTACTTAGATTTACATACACAGTTGATGACACTAAAAAGCAAGAGTTTGTAATACCTGCTGAATCAGTCGATACTGAACTTTTGACTGTTTCTGTTAAACCTTCAGAACAGTCTGTAGAGCTTGATGAGTATTCATTGTCTACAAACGTGGTAGATTTAACATCTACATCAAGAAACTACTTCCTAGAGGAGACTGAAGACCTTAGATACAAGGTAATCTTCGGTGATGGGGTTCTAGGACGTAAATTGATTGATAATGAGTTCATTATATTAGAGTATGTAAGTACTGCAGGAACCGAAGCAAACGGATGTACTAAGTTCTCCTTTATTGGACAAGCAGTAGACTCCCAAGGTCGTGCTATACCTCCTTCTAGCATGTCTCTAGCGACCATAGACAGCAGTCAAGATGGTACTGACAGGGAATCAGCGTTGGCAGTCAAATTCCGTGCTCCTAGGCAGTTCTCAACGCAGTCTAGGGCAGTTACAGAAGACGATTATGCTTATATCGTTTCTACTCTGTATCCTCAAGCAGCAGCAGTTACCGCATATGGTGGTGAGAAGTTAAATCCTCCTATTTACGGTAAGGTTTATATTGCTGTTAGGTCAAAATCAGGTGTTAACCTTAATACTACCACAAAGGTTCGTATTAAGAACCAATTACTGAAGTATTCGATGGCATCTATCGAACCAGTAATCGTTGACCCAAGAATATTCTATATTACACCTAAAGTTTATCCTTTCTATAACGGTAACGAAACTTCTAGATCGTCAAATGAACTAGGTACTGAAATTCTCAAGTCTATTGACCAGTATAACGGTCAGAATCGTGAAAATAGGTTTAACAATAGATTAGAGAAATCTAAATTTAACTCAATGGTTGATGCTTCAGACGATGCTATTTCTGGAACCAGTACTCAACTTACTATGGGTCAAAATTTAGACCAATTTACATTTGGAAACGTATTTACCCAATGTTTAGACTTTGGTAACCCAATTACGAACCCAAGTGACTTAGGTGGAAACGATGCAGGAGACTCCACATGCCCTCCTAAGTATAGTGCAGTTAAATCTGGTAAGTTCTACGCTACAGGGTACACAGAGAACCTTGCAGACCTCTTAGCGGACGGATCTACTGCAGGTGGTGGTACTGCTTCGTCAGATGCATCAGAAGCTGTATATGCCTCAGGTACTAGAACAACTGAAGTGTTAGTACCAGTTAATATTCGTGATGATGGAAAAGGAAATCTTCTATTAGTTGCCACTCGTAACGAAAAAGAAGTAATTCTTAATAACAGCATAGGAACCGTTGATTATCAAAACGGTATAGTTTGTGTAGGACCTTTAGATGTTGCTGATACATCTGATGGCACTCCAAGAATTCCTGTTGTTGTATACCCAGACTCAGATTCGATTACAATTCCACCAGGAGTTGATCCTACAATCTTTAACCCTGAAGTTTACCCAATTGATTTCATTACTAACCCAACAACTGTTCCAACATTTGATCCTAATAACTTTGGTGGATGGAACTACGGTGGAACCCCAATAAATATCATCAGTTACCCAATCGATGCTTTCGAGTATCCAGAAGTCGAATCCTGTTTCTAATTAGATGCAAACTCTAAGTTCTGTTAATATATCTGATAGAGTCGAAGGTCAGTTACCTGACTTTATCAAACACGAAGACGAGCAATTTGTCTCGTTTCTTTTTGAGTACTATAAATCTCAAGAGAAGACAGGTCGTCCGTACGACTTATTAAACAATATATTAGATTACCTTGACATTGACCAATATGATCAAAAAGTGCTCGCATCTAGCACTACTTTGATTAAGGACGTTGATGCTACAAATAGTTTAATAGAAGTTGAGTCAATTGATGGATTCATGGATCGTGATGGATCTGTGATGATTGATAATGAGGTAATTTACTACCAAAATACGGTTCGTGGTCCTGATGCTATTCTAACTCCAGGATTATCACTAGAAGAATTTAATAAGAAGAGACAAGAACTAGAAAGTCCATTTTTAGACTTTGATGATGTCACTACAACCTTTCCACTCAAGTTCTTAGGTACTCCAGTCTCACCTGTCTCAGCAGAGCACTTAGCAGTCATAGTCTACAATCAGAGTATGATCCCTAATGTGGATTATACGATTAGTGGTACTAATATTACCTTTACTACTGCTCCTAGAACTAGAATCGGTACTGATGTAGTTGGTTCTACTAGAATCCTTTATTACATTGGTTTTGCTGATTCTGTAATTAAAGAATTGGTCTTCCCTGCTGTTGCTGATCTAGCAGGTCAAGATTCTATGACCATTACTTATGATAATCTTCCATATTCTCCAATTTCAGAGATTGGTCTTATCATTAACCGTAATGGTGTTCTATTAAGACCATATATTGACTATGTGTTGACTGATAACAACACTAGAATCAAATATTTTGTAAATATCACTCCACAGGATGTTTTTCATATTCGTTCTATCGAATATGTTTCACCTTCTGTTGGATCAGGTGCTAAAGCGGTTACTCGTGTTGGTCTAAATGGTCAAATCGAAGAAATTCAGGTCAAAGATGGTGGTAAGAGATATGAACTAAATTTTGCACCTAAAGTTACCGTTACATCAGTAGGTACAGGTGAAGGTGCTGCTGCAAGAACCCTAGTCGCAGGTATTAAGGACATTCAGTTGATCAACGGTGGTCAAGGTTACACTTCTTATAACCCTCCTAAGGTTAAAATCACTGAACCTAGTGATATGACTAATGGTTCAGGTGCAAAAGCAGAAATTACTGTTAATGATACAACTGGACAAGTAGATAGTATAAAAGTTACAAATTCTGGTTCAGGCTACGATTTTATACCCGCTATCTCCTTTGTTAACCCAAGTGGTGCTATAATAAGTGACCCAACTATTGACTCGGAGGGACGTTTAAATGCTGGATCTATTAGTATTACTGATGGTGGTATCGGCTATAGTAATCCTCCTGTCATCTACATCGACAAGGCTCCGACAGATGGTGTTGATGCTGTTGCTGAGTGCACTGTGTCTCCAGATGGCGAAATTGTTGCAGTTACTATCACTAACAGAGGACGTGGTTATACCACTCCACCAAGAGCTAGAGTTGTACAACCAATTGGTGCACAAGTTCTTGATGTAACCGTAGCAAATGGTAGTGTTACTAACATAAATCTATTAACTGGTGGTACTGGTTATACTGATGCACCTTCTGTATACATTGTAGATGATCGTAAAGGATCACTAGGAGAATCAATTGGTGGTACTGGTGCTGAAGCAGCAGCAACCGTCTTTAACGGTGTTATCACAGATATTAACATTATAAACTTTGGTACAGGTTACTCTACAACTGAACCTCCCACAGTTTACATCGCAGAACCCTTGGCAGCACAGGCATCTTGCGACGTTGGATTTGGAGAAGTAACTGGATTTAGTATTTTATCTACTGGTAAGGAATATCAACCATCTTCATTACAAGGATGTGCTAGAGGTGTATCTGAAATTGTTGATTTTGATAAATTTGGTAATCAGATCTTTGCTAAGGAGGAACAACTAAGGCAAAGTGACCATGCAACTGGTGCAGTTGTACATAACCTTGATGCACAGATTATTACACAGGTATTTGACAAGTTCCGTCGTCAATATATGCCTACAATCAATATTGACTACACTCAAGTCAATCCGATTCAGGTAATTAAGACAATTAAGGACTTCTACCTTTCTAAAGGTACGAAAACTGCTGCTCAATACCTCTTTAAGATTCTATTTGGTGAAGAAGTTGATATATTCTATCCTAGAGATGAATTAATCAAACCTTCCGATGCTTCTTGGGTTGTTGACACCATTTTGCGTGCAAAATTGATTTCTGGTGATCCTGCAGATTTAGGAAATGCTCAATTAGTCCAATATGCAGATCCTGTTGACCAAAACATCAAAGATGCTAACGTTTTGATCGAAAACGTCATTTCTATTATTGAGGGAACTGACGTAATCTATGAATTAGCAATATCTGAAGAAACACTCACTGGTGAGTTTAAGATTCCTTATAAAACCAACCTTGTAGAACCACTAACAACCACAGGTAACATAATTACGGTTGATAGTACAATTGGATGGCCAGAAAAGAACGGTACTATCATTATTGATGATGAAGAGACTGTTCAGTACAAAGAAAAGTCACTAAACCAGTTTATTGAGTGTACTAGGTCTCAAAATGGTGTTGTAGAGGATTGGGATCCTGGTACAATCATTCATTCTGATATTTTTGTCTATGTTAACCGTGGATTGTCAACTGAAGTCAAGTTAAGAGTACTTGGTATTGCTGAAGCGGGTACTACTGAATTAGAAGACAGTGGATCTTACTATTTGCCTGGAGATAAGTTAAATGTTGCTGCTCTAGGTTCATCTGGTGAAGATGAGAGACTCCAATCATGGCTATACAACGTTAAGAAGCTAATTAGCGTTACTTCCATCAATCCTGGTGGTCTTAACAACCAAACTGCTACTGTTGTCTGCTCTAACCCACATGGTTTGCTTGTAGAAGATCAAGTTACCATTTATGGTGCAAACCCTGCTGTTTATAATGGTACTTTTGAGGTTACTTCTCGTTTAGACGACTTTACCTTCTCATACAGCATTCCTACCCCAATGGACATTGTTCCACAGGGTAATATACTTCTTTCTGTTGACCTTAATAGAGGAAAGTCAACTGAAACCACTATTGATGAAGTAATTTCGTTATTTACCTCTAATATACAGAACGCATTCTTTAATACTAACTACGTTTACGTTGCAGCGTCTGGATTGCCCAATTATAAGGTAGGTCCTTTCCAAGGGTCTGCAATGATTCCAGGAAACCAAAGAAAACTACTTCGTTTCCCTAGAATTGTCGAAACTATCTCTACAAGAACAGAAGTTGGTGCAAACTATCCAATTGGTGCTTGGGTTAACGGTGTTTCTGCTTGGTCTTACAAATCTAGTGAATTTGTTACCTTTGGTCCTTTAACTACTGTTAATATCACTAATGAAGGTGTAGATTATGATGCAGGATCAAGACCTACCTTAGAAATCACTGGTGGTGGCGGTACAGGTGCTGCAGCGACTGTAACTGTTAATGGATCACTAGATTCAGTCGAAGTTACTGCAGAAGGTAGTGGATATACAGAACAACCACTAATTTCTATCGTTGGAGGTGGTGGTAGCGGTGCAACTGCTCAAGCGGTTGTTACTAATGGTAGAGTAACAAGAATTCTTGTAGAAAACCCAGGAACTGGATATACCTCACAACCAACTATATCAATTACTGGTGGAAAAGGTTCTGGAGCACTTGCAACTGCTTCTGTAAGAGGTGCAATCAGTGCAGTTACATTATCTAACCCAGGTGTCGGATATACTTCTACACCAACTATAAAACTTAATTCTGGTGAAGGAGCACTAGCACAACCTATCGTTATTAACGGTAGAATCGTATCTATCGCTATTATTAACTCTGGTGATGCTTATACATCAGCACCTAAGGTTTATGTCAATGGTGATGGATTTGGTGCTCAAGCAACTGCTGTTATTGGTACTTTAGGAGAAGATAAGGGTAAAGTTATCTCAGTATCGATTACTAACAAGGGTGTTGGATATACACAAGGAATGACAACTGTTAGATTAGAAGCAGTTGGTCAATTAGCAACATTTACTGCAGATGTCTTCCAGTGGAACAAAAATATAGAATATCAGTTAGATCCTGATCCTGCTAACCCTACAGCACAAAATACTGATGGATCTCTTAAGAGAAAGTATGATATAGCAAGAGGATACGTCTTTACTGGTTTTAATAACCAATATGGTGGTGAATATGCTCACGTTTCCGATCCTAAGGAATTACGTTATGTAATTGGTGATAACGTCTTCTTAAATCCAGAAACTAACCGTTTCCAAGAAGTTCCTTCTAACATTAGTCACTCTCCTATCATTGGATGGGCATTTGATGGTAATCCCATCTATGGTCCTTATGGATACATTGATCCTACTGATCAGAACAGTGGTATTAGAAGAATGCGTTCTTCTTACACTTTAAAGACAGAAATTGTAGAAGATGAGGATACAAACCCAAATCCTGCTCGTATTGATGGTCCTTCACTAGACACATACCCTGCAGGATACTTTGTAAACGATTATAAGTACACATTCCAACAAGGTGACCTAGATGCTTATAATGGACGTTTCTGTAAGACTCCAGACTATCCTGCAGGTACATATGCATACTTTATAACCATTGATGAGTCAGATGCAGGTTTACCAGTCTTCCCATACATCATTGGTCCTAGTTTTAACTCAGTTGTTGATACATGGAACTTATCACAAACTGCAACACAAGAAAACATCCCTCAAGACGTTGCAAGATTCAGAGATCCATATGTAAACGTTGATATTGATATTGAGCGTCAACCAAACCAACAGGCAGACTCATTTGTGACTGAAAGAGAAGGTGATCTTCTTATCTTCGAAATTGAGGACTTAGATGGTGATGCAATCATATCTCCTGCTGAAATTGCAACAGAACAAGCAATAACAGAAGAAGCAGCACTACAGATCTATGATTACTTCCCTAGAGTATCAGCAGAGTCAAGAGTTGATATTGAGGTTGATACAACCACTAAATTCGAGTCTGCACAGATTGATGGATTCGTTGTTGAGAACGCAGGTGTTTCTTATCAGGTTGATGACACTTTATTCTTCGATAACACAGGTACAGACGGGTTCGGAGCTTCTGCCATTATTGAGTCGGTCCAGGGCCGAGACATTGCTGCATATACAAAGGAAGTCATTAATGACATCCCATACGGTAAAATCACCACTGCTACAGACCATGAACTTATCGCACAAGACGAAATTATTGTTAACAGTCGAGTTATTACTGATAATACTAACAAGCGTTACTATATGTCAGTTGTTACTGGTATTGAGACTATTACAGTAACACAATCGGGTATTGGTTACAATACACAGATTCCACCGACTTATGAGATCATTACCTCTTCTGGACAAGACGTTAACTTTAATATTGTTCTAGATGAGACAACTGGTAAGGTTGGAAGCGTTAATATCGTTAATAGTGGTTTTGGATACGATGTAGACGCTCCTCCACAGATTAGAGTCTCTCATCCACAACAATACAAGAAAACTTACTATTGGTTATCTGAATATTACGAAGATACCGATAAAATCCAAATATTCGATTCTCAGATAACCACAGACCGTTATATCTACATTTGTGGTGAATTAACTCAAGTTAATGGTGATTCTTCTGCATTCCTTGCTAAATTTACTGATTTGGGTGTTTTAGTTTGGGATAGAACACTTTTACCTTCTGCATCCAATAAAGTTGCTCGTTGGAAGTCAATGTACCTTGATGAGACTTCTGAAGAGAATGAATTGATCTATATTATCGGTGAAACCGAATCTCAGACAACTGCGACTTATAATCCCGATATTTTAGTTGCTAAGTACGAATCTGGGTTTAATAATGCAAATGCACCTGAAGGTATTGTCAGATGGCAAAAAGAGATCGCAGGTGTCTCTGGATCTGCTAGAAGAGACTATGCAGGTGATATTCACCTAGATGATGAGCAAAGAGTCTATATTTGCGGTTGGACTGATACTAACTCTCCAGATCCTAACGATATCTGGGTTATGCAACTTAATAACCTAGGTGACGTTGTAGAGAAGCGTAAATTTGCTTCTGATGACGAAGGTGAGTCAATGAACCAACTTAAGTTCATTGGAAACAATAAAATGCTTTGGACTGGTGTTGATGCTGATAATAATGACTTATTATTCGGTGAAATGGAGTACGATGGTGCAAACATCGAACTTAACTATACTAAGAGACTTGCTATAGCAGGTGGTAGTGTACAGAGACCACAGTTCATTCTTGATGAGTGGAACGATCTATTCTTCATATGTGATATGTGGAATGGAACTAAGAATTATGGTATAGCATTCTTTAAGATACCTATTGATCAACTTTCTACCAATCCTGCAGCAGGTCCAACATACGAGTTTTCTAAGATTATTGCTCCTAGTGGCAATTTCGAAGCAGTTAAACATGCAGGTATCAATTTAGATGTCTTTGGTAATGTAAGTGTCGTTGCTGATCTGAAATATTGGGATAATGATCGTCAAATCGTTGCAATGAACTTTAAGTATGATGGAAGTCTTCTTAAGAGTACTAATATCGAAGATACTGATGATATTGGTATGTCAGCATGGAGTCACCAAGTAGATAACTCTGGTGATGTTATTATTCCATGTAATAAGCAACTTCCAGTACAGACATATGTTGCTCGTTTTGAGAATGAGAATGATTTAGATGAAGATAGCACAAAACAAGCACTTGTAACTACAAGTTTCTCAAATGCTGCATATGCTATTCATAATACCTCAGAATTTAAGTTTGGTGCAGGTGCTCTGAAGTTCTCTGGTGGTCCTGCTTATATGAAGGCAGCAGGAGCTGGAATAACAACTAATTGGACTGTATCTTCATGGTCTTACATGGAACCATCTCATGCTTCGAACAATCCGAAGGTTGAGATGTTTACTATTGATGATGCAACTGGCAATAGTCTTGTTGTTACTGTTGATGGTAATGCTTCTAGTCCTAATCTAGGTAAGATTGAGATGACCATTGCACCTCAGGGTGGTGGTGGATCTACTACTGCATCAGTTGGTAGTACATATTGGACTGCGATGGGGTCATCTTCATTCCATCATTGGGCAATAGTTAAGGAAGAACCAACCTTAGGTTCATATAAGTATTCTGTTTACTTTGATGGTGCACAGGTTTGTACTGCAACTGTAGTAACAAATATTGGTCTTAATGATGTATATGTTGGTGCTAATAAGACAACACCTGCTACAGGTAACTGCTTATTGGGTACTATTGATGATTTTGTTATTGATCCTAA